GTCGGCGTCTCGTCTGACGGTACCCACGTCTGGGTAGCGAACTACGACGACTACACGGTGAGCGAAATCGACTCCGGAAGTCCTCCGCCACCCGTCAAAGGAACCCTTGTTGCGCTCGGCGACTCGATTGCTGCGGGTGAAGGTCAAGGACCGGCCGGAGGTTACCCAGACAATCGGAATGCTTACCCTGCAATCCTCGCTGGCAATTTGGGTGGTTGGACCTCCTACAACCTTGCAAAGAGTGGAGCGTGTGCTGGGATTCCGACAGGTTCCGGAGTCCCCGCGACCGTGACCGCGCACTGCAAGGGAAATCCCAAATCCACTCCAAATACGATCATTGATCGACAACTTCCCCAACTCAAGATTCTGAATATTCATCCGAACCTGATCACTCTTACAGTTGGTGCCGATGACATCTACTTCTCACAGTGCTTCGCAGGACTACTCGCACAGTCGCTGGATCCCTCGATCAATCCCTGCACTGGCCCGACGCTGTCGGCCGATTTGAGTTCTTTCGCTGGCAATCTCGTTCAAGTGATGAGGTATCTCACCTCGAACTATCCCAATGCTCGCATAGCGATCACCGACTACTTCAACCCGCTTCCAGATACAACAACGGCGACCGGATCCCTCTGTTCCGGATCCTTCGTGTCCGCAGCGTATCTTGTCAATCTCGTTCACCAGCACCTATGGGCAACCTTGGCGTCAGATCTGTTAGACCCAGCGGCCGGCTTGATCCATTCGAGGACATACCTTCAATCGCTCTACTCCACAGCACAGGGTGTTGTCGATGGTCTCGATCAAACGATTCACCAGATCGCTAGTCAGTACGGAGCAACGGTTTCGGTTCCACTTGACTTCACTGGTCACGATGCGTGTACTGACTATGGATCCCAGGGCCAAGCATGGGTCTTCGGACCTCAGATCGTCGTAAACCTTCTCTACACGAGCAATCTCCTCAGTAAAGGCTTCAACGCCTCATTCTTCCCGGCAGATCGCTGTACGCCCGTTCAGTCCAATTCACATGGGTGTGACGGAACGCCCTTCGTCAAACCAATCGATCGAAGAGTGCGGCTCGGTCCGCTGTCCGCCGGCCACCTAGTCGGCAATATCGACTTGCGGGAGAATGATGTACCTCACTTGACGATAAGCGGAGCGCAACATGTCGCCGCAACGATTAGATCAAGGCTTGGCTGGTAAGAGGGCAGTGGTCGTACAACTCCGTACCGGGGCGATGGGGGACGGGGAAAGATTGAGGAGTAGGTTGTTTCCAGCGAGGTAACCATCATCAGCGCAATCACTGGAAGCAATGGTCTGGCTGTACTCATCGTGCTCGCCGTGGTGGCGGCCGTCTGGGTCCTCCTGACAGTCAGAAGCTCTCGGCCAAAGAATCGCTGACTGTCCCACCCAACGGTCGATATGGGGCAGCTCCTCAGACGCCGCTCTTCTTGCGATTGTCGTCTTGGCAGAGCATCTTGCAGTTGTCCGCGACGGTCTTGCCGCCCGAGTGCCACGGGGTGATGTGATCGGCCTCCATCTCCCCGAGTTCGAAGTGCTTGCCGCAGACGGGGCACACTCCCTTTTGGCGCTCGTAGGCCTCGCGCCGCTGGTTCGGGCTGAAGGCCCTGATGCTCAGGTTTCTCTCCTCCCCACTCAGCACGTAAGGGTAAATGCCGCGCTTTTTGGTGACGTCCTCGTCGGCCATCAAGGAGGCGACACGCTCCTCGAGCTTGGCCGCGTCCAGCTCGGAGTCCTTGAAGTTGTTGTAGAGGTCACCCCACGCGACGGCCTTCATCTCCCTGCGCTTTGTCGGGAAGGTGGCTTTCACCCAGTTGATGACGCTCTGGAAGTAGAGCCACAGCTCGTTGGCGTTGGGCTTGTGCTGCTGCTTAGCCATGTAGCCCTCGATGTCACCGTGGTTGATCCACTTGATGGCTGTCTCCAGGTAGTCCTGGCGGATGGGCGTGCCACTCATGTAGTCGCTGCCGATTCCGTAGGCCGGGCAACCGGTCTTGCTGAAGTACCGCTTCGCGTCGGTCACCCAGGAACCTGCGTACACGGCGTTCCTCAGCTCCTGGTCTGTCAGCTCCTCGCCGGCAATGTTGACGGTCTTGAACCAGTCCAACTTCTCGCTGTCGGTGCCGCTGCACAGGTAGACGGTGAGCTCGTAGTCGAGCACTTGTCCCTTCTCGTCGTTCTGCAGGTTGTGGAAGTAGCGATCCTCAAAGGCGAAGTCTCCCTCCACGAACTGGCAGACGGAGATGGTGCGCTGCTGCCCGTCGATGATCTCGAAGGTGCCGTCCTCTCGCACCGCCCAGTACATGATGTTGAGCGGGAAGTCGCGGCGGAGCGTTGCGATGACGGCATCCCGCTGCTTGTCCTTGTAAACGAACTCGCGCTGGTACGGCGGCCGCACGTCGAGCTTTCCGCCGTATGCCTGGACGCCCAGCTCATCGTTGTCTTCGTAGCCCTCGACGAGGTCGCCGACCTTGATCCGTCGTAGCTCGATCTTCATGTCGCGGTCTCCTTGCGGCGAATCAGGATGCGCTTAAACACCTTGACGCCTGCGACCACACCCGACGCATTGAGGTCGTAGACCCCCGGCTTCCCGAATCGCGCTGCGTAGGCTTCGCGGCACTCCTGGGATGTGTACCAACGTGTGCGTAGATAGTTGTCGGGGTCGTTCGACTCAGTTGTGCCGACGATCTCGAACTGTTCAGGGTTGTACTTCCCAAGAAAGGTAATGGGAACCCCCATCACACCGTCCCAATCGACCGGGATGTCAACTGCCTTGGCCACCTCGATGCCGTCGTAGTTATCGTACGACGGGTATTCGTCGGAGTTGTATGTCTTGAAGAGGGTCAGCTCCTCGTGACGCTTGGCGTGGTCAAGGTTCGTGAACCACGCAGAGTTGCCGATGGTCTGGTAACGCTGACCATCCTCGCCGATGCGCTGACCGGTCTTCACTGGAAAATCGTCGTTTACGCGGAACCACATCTGCCCGGTGCCGGTGCGGGTCACGCCAGGCCAGATCCGATTCTGCTGCATGTGCGGCCACACTTCCTTGTAGGTGACCGCGTTCATGTTCCCTATGATGATGAAGCTCTTGTCGTGCTCCATGAGCTGAGCGACGTACTCGCGAAATAGCGAGAACGGCGGGTTGGTCACCACGATGTCGGACTGGTCCAGCAATGCGATGCTCTCCTTCGAGCGGAAGTCTCCATCGCCGTTGAAGTACTTCACTTCGATCTCATCGCGGCCAGGGATGCGGTCGCCATCCTTGTCACCCTCGTACTCGAGGTAGACAGCCTGCTTGGCATCCTCCCGGGAGAACAAGTCAACGTTCTGGCTCTTGTAACACGCAGCGATGAGCTTCTTGAGGCCGAGCTTCTCGAAGTTGAAGGAGAAGTAGTGGAAAAACTCGGACTCCCGAGGGTCGTCGCAGTTGAGGTAGACGACCTTGCCCTTGAAGTACCTCTTATAGTGCTTCAGCTCCCGCTCGATGTCGGACAACTGCGTGTAGAACTCGTCCGCCTTGGCCTTCTTGGCCTCAAGCAGGCTGTGCCGTTTCGTTGCCACCCGATCTCCCGTCCATGATGCTGCCGCCTCGTAGGGGCAGATACGACCGTAGTCGGGGGCACAGACACTTCCTGTGTTATGCGGCGGATCAGCGACGACAGCAGGTCCACTCGCACGGTCGACGAGACTTGTGGACCTGGGGCCTCCAGTTCTAGCGGTCCTCCTCACTTATGTCCCACGGCATTGTTAGCTTCTTCGGGCCGAGGCCATGTTTCTTGAGCAAGCGATCGATACGCCTCATCGGCTCCGCATCAACCCATTGCGCTTCCGCCCACTCATTGCCGTCCCACACGAGCGGTGCCGGATGCGTTCGTTTCTCAGCGTCGTAGGGCGCTATGCGCCTTATCGCACCCTTCCGCCAATGCCAATAGCCGCCCTCAAAGTAAGAGTCGCCGTCTCGTGACACCGGGCCGCTCTCATGCTTCCCTTGCTGCACCTTACCAACAACCAGCGCAATTGCGATACCAATCAACCCGAATCCAACAACGGACTGAATAGTCACAAGTAGTCTGGCCGGATTGTCTGCTGGACGAACGTCCCCAAGCCCCAACGTCGTAAACGACGTGAGTGCAAAGTATGCGGATTGCATCTTGTCAAGTGACCTTGGTAGTCCGACGATCGCATGGGGTGGTCTGGCAAGAGGTTGCTCCACCACAAACATCATGCGATGGACCTGCGACAGCCACCAATCCGCGCTTGCCAAAATCGCCAACAGTGTCAGCAGTAAGCACACCATCACCACCAATCGTTCATTTCCGTCGCGGCCCTCCTTTCCAACACCAAGCGCGAAGATCAGATACCCAACGACTAGAGACACGAACACGAACGCAACGATGGAATGCAAAAGTGGGGTGCCTATCGCGTGACCGTACAAACGGAACCCACCGACGTTGGCAGCGAGAATTCTTACACCCATCCACGTAACGACGAAAAGCGCGAAGCACAAAATGCCGAAGGGAATCAGATTCGCCAGAAATCCGACCACGCTTCCCAAGATCGAATCATTATCGAATGTAGCAATATGCCGTTCGTTTGATGACCAGTACACGGTAAGCAAAGTAATCAACATGACGAGCGCGGTAGCGCACACCAAAACAAGAATCCACCACGAGAACCAAGAATGTGGAACCCGCCATAGACCAAAGGGATCCAGGAACTGTGTTTTGGTAGATCTGTACGGTACTGCGGCGAAGTAAGCCCAAGCGATAACCGGAGCGGCGACATATGCCCGAGTGAGGTCAGGATCCTCATCCTGTTGGACATGCTTGGGAGGTGCTGAAGCCACATGCGCTGCATACGTGGACTTCAAGTTCGGCGCTAAAGCGAGAACCTGATCTACTGGCCTGGCGTTGGAACTCTGTTGAGCAGCATTCTTCGCGACTTGGTTCGGTGGGATTCGATCGTGCGAAAAGCCTTGCTCATCCACGGCGACGATAATAGAAGAGACCGCTCTATGATGCCCCCGACTTAGTTGTCCCTACTGGACTGGGGGCAGTCCCCCCGATGGACACGCAAAACCGAATCTACGCTCCCGTCCTCGACTCAGGCTAGAGCGGCCTGAGAAGCCGTCAGCCGGCGTCGGCAGAGAGCATGATCACGATGCTTTGGCCTTCAGCAGGCGAAGGCGGTCCCGGGCACCTCGGGTGTAGTTCGGAACGTAGATGCGACGGAGGGGACGACGTGCCGAGGGGTCCGGTGTTCCCTTCCGTCGCATGGTGACGAGGCCGGCGGTGTGGGGGTTCGCGGCGTAGTTGCAGACGCAGACGTCGCCCTGGTTCAAATTGACCTCGAGGATGCGGCGCTCCTCATAGTCGTCGTCCCACTGTTGCTGGACAACCCGGAAGCTGAAGCTCATTTCGTCCAAGTCGCCGCTCTCGACGGCGCTACGGAGAATCTGCACGTCTGAGCGGTTGGGGTCGAGCCGGGCTTCGGCATGGAGTCCGACCTGGTCACTGGCGAGCCGCAACGTCCCGCTCTTAGTGCGGGCCATCGAGATTCCCTGATGGTTCACCAGAAAGTTGACATCCGCACCCTCGTTCAGCGACTTGTTGAATGCCCCGCGAGCCATGGTCTCGCCGTAGACGCCGAACGCGTCCGATATCTCGTACCTGCGTTCGACAACGCTCGCGTAGCCGCTGAATGTCAGGGCAGGGGGACCAGACCCAGTGCCGTTCGGTGTCTCCCGCATCTCGATCGGGATGCGCTCCGCGGGCATCCGGCGTTCGGGCGTTCCGACCATTTGACGTCGGACCGAGGCGTTACCCATGACAATCGTCCTCCTCTGTGTCGGCGGCCTCCAGGGCAATTCGGCGGCGTTCTGCGTCCTCGGCACGATCGTGCTCCGTGGTCCAACCGGTCACGGCCGGGTCGGGAACGATGCGTTGACCGATGCGGATCCAGCCGGGCCGCAGTGCGACCGACCCGCTCTCCATAAGTTCCACTTCGAGCGGTGGCCGACGAGGAACGCTGATGTCCTTTGGCTTTTCAGACCAGGGCTTGCCGCTCGGCCGGGCGGATGCACCCAGCGGGCCCGTATCCGGCTCTCGTTGGACCGGCTTCATGATGGAGTTGCCCTTCGGGCTGAGCCGCCAGCCGGCGGCGGCCTGTTCGGGGGTGATGGATAGTTGTCCCCTCATGATGCCCGCCCCTCCAGTTGGTTGGTGATGCGGTTGCGGCGGGCCTCGAAGAACGCCAGGAGGCGCTCGCCGGCGTCGGCTTGGGTGGCATCCATATGGCCGCGGCGAAGGCGTCGGCCGGTGATGTAGACGATGGTGTCCTCGAGCACCGCTTCGATCTGGTCGATCCGATCGTCCAGCTCGGTGCGGATGCCCCGCGCGGGGCGGGTCTCGGGTGCGGTCCTCATTGTGCGGTCCTGGAATGGGCCGCGACATGCTTCGCATGCCTGGCGTCCCACTCGGCGAACGGATGCGATACGGACGCCAGCAGGCCCTCGATACGGTCCGCTTCGTCGGCGTAGAAGCCCTCGTGCGACACGTGCCCGTCGGGATGGGTGAGCGGTCCGCCCACTGCCCGCATCGTGGCGAAGTCGGCCCGGAGGGCACCGAGGTGCTTCATCAAAGACGGTCCGTCCGCCTCGGTGGTGCTTTCGGGTTCAATGGGCTTGGTCATGAGGTGGTGTCCTTTCGGAGTTGGTTTGTGGGTGAGATTCAGGATTCGGCGAACGCCTGCTCGAAGGCGTCTTGGCGACGGCCGGGATGGACCCTTCGTGAAGGGCATGGACGCCGGCGAGACGGAAAAGGCCGGCCACGTCAGCTCGGCTCCTCTCCCGGCGGGAACACCCGGGCCCACTGATCGGCGGCAAGGTCGATGAGGCCGAGCAGGACGCGGGTCCGGCCGTCGTCGGTTAGGCAGGGCTCCCCATCTGAGCCGGCGAGGAGGTCCCGCAGCAGGCGTGGAAGGACGGGACCCGGCGTCGGTTCCTGGAGCCCGGCCAGCCAGTCGCTGATGACCTGGTGGCCAGCCTCGGTAACTAGCTCGTCCGTCCGGGTCATCAACTCGAACACGATGGCCGCTGGGCCGGTCAGTTCGGGGGGGTCGGCGGTCATGGGCTGTCCTTTCGGGGCCACAGCTAGGGCCTTCGCGCGCGTCAGAGGACCAGGACGGCTGTTGGCTGCGACTCGCCGGTTGGTCGCCGATTCGGTCCGACATCCGTCGCATAACCGGCGGCGATTCTGCGGGTTGTGCGCGAGGTCAGCGCCACATTTCTCACAACGGGGAGGGTGGTGCCGGCGCTGCCAGGCGACCGCCCGGGCGAGGTTCGCGGCCTGGGCGCAGGGTGCTCCGCAGTACGCCCGCCGGCCGGTCAGCTTGGGCGAGAACGGGGCACCGCAGTGCGAGCAC